ATGCTCGTCTTGAATGAGAAGGGGGTTGATTGGAACGATGTCATTCGACTTCGTGGCTCATCTGCCTTCCCTTTCTATCGCGAGCTTACGTGTGAATCTTTCTAACTGAATTCTTCAGGCAGGACGCTTCACTTTCATCATCAACCCAAACGGGAAGATTCAACTTCCCGTAGGGAAGATGGGTTTTCCTCGCTGGGCAACTTCCAAAAAGGAAAACCAAAATGTCGTTCAATACGAATCATCATGACTACTCCAAGCTTCTCGCAAACCTTTCGGCACGTCTCGAACGTTGCCTGAAGGCCGAACCGAAAGTGGATCATCGTCATGAACTTGCGCTCATCAGTGCTGAAGCGCAGATCATCAACCGCCATCTCCTCGATCAATTCATCGCGAGCCTCGACAACGAGGACTCTGAAGACTTGGCCGAAGCGAGCAATGCGGCGGGCAGACTGGCTCACATCGCGTACAACCATACGCTCAAAGCCTGAAGTCCGACTCTTGTCGAAACCGTCTTTCGTCGTCCCATGGACGACGGGAGACGTATCAAGGGAGATTGATGATGCAATGCACTGGTGCAGTAGCAATCAGAGAATCCGTTCGAGATTTTTCGAACGAACTTCTCAGGCTTGAAACCGATCCCTGCCGCATCGAACGCGTCAAAACGCTTGCGAACCAAATTCGCAATCTGATTTTGCACGCGTCCGTTAACAGGGAACCGCTCTTGGATGAGGCTCGAT